GCACATCCAGCCGATCGACGAACACGACACCTACCTGCTCGGTCGCTTCGACAACAGGCCATGCAAGGAGTGCGGCACCGTCTTTAAATTGATCGACAAATACAACGACCCGCACACCGAAACGAAAAGCCACGACTACTGCACTGAGGCGTGCCAGGCGGCGGCCAAGTTTCGTGACCTTTCAGAGTTCCGCCTGGCCAGCGAGGGTCGTTCGCCGCCGGTGATCTACCAGGTGCGCCAGAAGTCCAGCGGCCGTGTTTACGTCGGCCAGACCACGCAGCCATTCACCCTGCGGTGGTGGCAGCACTTGAGCAACCCAACCAGCTGCAAGTTCCACGCAGCGCTCGGCGGCTCCGACATCACCGACTGGGAGTTCTCCGTGCTCGAGGTGATCGCCTACCCAGAGGATTGCACCAATCGAGCGGCCTACATCACCCAGCGAGAAAGTTACTGGATCGAAAACCTGGCGGCGGTTGAGACAGGGTTCAACACCGTTCGCCCTGCCGGCTCCGCCGATCAGGCCCAGGTGCCGCTGCCTCTCGCCGATCCGGCCTGACCCTCCTGCGCTGCCCGCCAGCTCCGAAGGTCAGTTCAGCTCCTCAATTACTTCCGCTCGTACTTGAACTTGCCAAACTCGATTTTGGTACCGGACTGAGTGAGGCGGTAAATTCCATACCCCACAGTCGCGGCCGCAGCGACAGAAGCTGTGATCTTCGGGTTTGCAATAGCTACTCCAATCACGGCAGAGCCAGCTGCTGCAATTGCTTCTTTGTTCTGAATAGCCAGAGTTATCAGGGTGGCGGTACCGGCGCCTGCCGCTACAACGTCGGCGTCGATTGTTCGGCCTGACTTGTGATCTATGGTATCCGTCATCTGCTTTTCTCCTTGGCATTAGATTGCCATCACATAAAACACTAGTCCGTAGCTGCTGACTAGCGGCCCCACTCTGTTTTTTTAAATACGCCTCCCCGGCGAGGGCGGCGCCTGCACGCGAGGACCACAACATGACCACAGCAATCGACCTGTTCGCCGGCCTCGGCGGATGGAGCACCGGCGCGCGCGCCGCAGGGGTCCAGGTTCTCTGGGCGGCAAACCACTGGCCGGTGGCCGTTGAATGGCACAGCGCCAACCACCCCGACACGCAGCACGTCTGCCAAGACTTGCACCAGGCACGATGGGAGCGAGTTCCCGCACACGACATCCTGCTCGCTTCCCCCTGCTGCCAAGGACACGCCAAGGCCCGCGGCAAGAAGTCGGGCAACCCTGAGCATGACGCTTCGCGCTCCACGGCCTGGGCGCCGGTATCGGCCCTTGAGTTTCACCGGCCGCAGGCCGCAGTGATTGAGAACGTGCCGGAGTTCACTGGCTGGGTGCTCTACCCGGCCTGGCTGCAGGCGGTTCGGGCGCTGGGATATCAGGCAGCGCCGCACATCGTGGACTGCGCCGACCTGGGCGTGCCGCAGCACAGGGTGCGCCTGTTCATGGTTCTGACCCGCAGCAAGGCGCCGCTGATGCTGCAGCTGCCGCCAGAGCGGCACGTGCCCGCAGCCAGTTTCCTCGACTTTGCCGCCGGGCGCTGGTCGCAGATCCAGAAGCCAGGCCGGGCCCAAGCCACGCTCGACAGGGTGCGCAATGGCCGCCAGCGTTTCGGCGACCGCTTCATCATGCCCTACTACGGTAAAGGCTCCGGCACCACCGGCCGAGACATCAACCGGCCGATAGGCACCATTACCACTCTGGACCGCTGGGCCTTAGTCGACGGTGATCGCATGCGGATGCTCAGCGCCAGCGAGGCCTTGGCAGCGATGTCGTTCCCGGCTGACACCCAGCGCCCGAACAGCCACCGGCTGACCATGCACATGGCCGGCAATGCAGTACCGCCGCTAGCAGGCCAGCGAGTGATAGAGGCGCTCATGGCAGCGGCCTGAAGTTATCGAACAGCCGAACGACTTCGTTCGCGAGCTTGGCGACGATGAGAAAAATTTTGAGGATCTGGAGGAAGTGCATGGCTGCTCACCGAGGTGGATATGGTGAGCGCATAGTACCGATACCCCATCCTCTTCCATTTTGCAAGCGGAAGGAGCTATCCCCATGTCCACAGAAAACCGATCCAGCAACACAGATATGGTCAGCGAACTACTGCCGTGCCCCTTTTGTGGCCAGCAGGACTTCCTCATCGAGCGCCTAGACAGCGATGCCTCAGTGGTGATCTGCCAAGGCCTGACCGGACCGCATGAAGCCTGTCTGGCCCGTGGGCCAGTGGGCTTGGCGCAGAATGAAGGCGAGGAGCAGCCAGGCCGCGACAAGGCGGTAGAGCTGTGGAATGCGAGAGCCGAGCAGCACCAGGGCGCGCCGGCTGTATCGATCCCCGAGGGTTACTGCCTCATGCCTAGGCGACTCACTGCCGAGAACGGAGCCAAAGCCCTGCTGCTTGGCGAGTTCAAGCTGGAGGTCACGCGCGAGTGCCCCGAATGCCTGGAACTGGACGAGCCATTAGAGGGCTGCGAGATCTGCGACGGTGAGGGCGAATACGCGCAGCGCTACACCATCCCGTGGGAACAGATCAAATTCATCTACAGCGAGGCCGTGAAGGGTCTTGCTTTCCAGCCGAACGTCACCTGCAAGCCATCATGACATTCGGAGTACATAAGTACTCCACCCGGCTGTAACCCCTCTCCCCTCTACTTTGAGCCGGCGAGACGATTGGCAGTTGGAGCACCGTCAATAGCAATCCGGCGGGCCCGGCCGACGCCCCATGCCAGCGCTCTAGTCATCGACTCACCCGGGCGCGACTCGAAAGCCTCCTCATGAAGCGCAGAGCCGCTCGGGGCGTATACACCGATGAACATCTGCGTGTTACCCGTTCGCGACAGTCGCACCTGGACATCTATGAACGTTCCATCGTCGAGTGTTTCGTCATGAGTCCTATGGTGAAGCGTCGGGTCAGCCCAAGACCAAAAAACATCACCGCGAATTCTCATGCCGTCCTCCTTCGACTTCAGTTGTATGCATCAACCCACCATAGCCAAACCGAAGCGGTTCGCAACCGCACCTGCCTGTTTCGTGATCTGAATCAGACTATTGGCCATCACCAATGCTCCTAACCCCTCCCCCTTCTATTCACTGCCGCGATATGGCGGCCAAGGAAGTCGTATGCTCGAAGCAAACATCAACCAGCACCTGAGCACCCTCACCGCAAGCCAGCTGGCCAAGCTGCTTGTCATGCGCAAGGGCCTCCAGTTCGGCTACGGCTACACGTTCACCGACGATGATGGGCAGTCTACCGACGTCGATCTGGCCTTCCTGGCTGCGGCACCTGGCGAGCTGCTCGAGGTTCTTTTCGAAGAAAACGAGCATGACGACGCCATCAACGAAGTGCGATACGAAGCTGAACAGGTCAGCGGCATCCGCGAGTGGTGCCACTACAGCTGGGGAAGGAACTACGACATCGACGTGAAAGCATTCATCCTGCCTGACGGCCGCGCCCTGGCTTTCTGCGAGATGAGCGGCGGCGGAAAGCACGGCGAGCCGAATGCCTACCCGTGGGTGAATGAGGCCAAGTTCATCAAGGTCGCCGGCGTCGAGGAACGGGTCATCAAGATGTACCGGTTTGAGGAAATCAAAGACGGCGCTGAGGTGGAGCCATGACCCGCCTCGCCCTCTGCCTCCTTCTGCTGGCCACCGGCGCCAGCGCAACCGAGAACGTGATCGACGTGCAGCACGACAGCCAGCGCGGCGTCACCTGCTACCTGCTCAACGGGGTCGGCATCAGCTGCATCCCCGACAGCCAGATGCAGGCCGGTAACCAGCGCCAGCTCTCCCCGCACGAAACACAACCCGAACCTACACCCGCTCTGGCGCCTGGGCGCTGGATTGATGAGAGGTATCAGCTGTGAGCACAGAAGCAATTTCGCGAGACCAGGCGCGCGAGCTCTTCGCAAAGTCAGGCCTCACCTACAGCGTGCTGTCGCCGGAAAACATGCGGAGCCTGCGCGCCAAGATCAACGAGCAAATGGTTGCTAGCGGCGTGATGCACGGTGCCCTTCGCTGCCGCCAGCGCGCGATCGTACGCGACGGCTACGCCGTGATCCGCTGCAAGGCCAGCTACTTCGAAAATCGCGAAGCCATCACATTCAACCCTGACGGCTTCATCGGGTTCGCTGGCTGGGCTTCAGACGGGAATGTGCAGCCAGTCCTGCAGGGATTCGCGGCCTGGGTGAAGGAGATGGCGCCATGACCGACCTGATCGAAGTGAAGACGGCAGACCTAGCCGGTGAGGCGCTGGGATGGGCAGTCGGCAAGGCGGAAGGGCTGGACGTGTACCTGGAGCCTCCCGGGTACAACGGCGTGCCCTGGCGGGTGTTCGCCCGGTACCGGGGCCAGGCCATCGAGCACACCAAACGCTACAACCCGTGGGAAGACTGGGCGCTGGGCGGGCCGCTGATTGACAAGCACCACGTTCAAACCAGCTTCAATGGAAGCGGCTTCACTCGCAGCCCTACCGGCGAATACTGGTGCGCCTATGTGTGCAAACCAACCGGACAGCAGGAGCTCCCAAGTGGCGGCGGCCCTAATGCGATGACCGCAACGTGCCGGGCCATTGCACAGGCCAAGCTCGGCGATACCGTTCAGGTGCCCAAGGAGCTGATCCCATGCCCAGCATGATCAAGGTTTCAACCTGCGACCTGGCCGGCAAGGCGTTGCTCTGGGCC